AGTTTTCATTGGACTTGGAAAACTTCTTCGTTGATGCTGGATTTAGCTTGACGATCGAGCAACCTGTATACGTTTTTGAAGAAATAGAGTTTTGTCAATGCCACCCGGTATTTGACGGTGAAAAATACATCATGGTCAGAGACATACGTGTCGCTATTTCCAAAGATTGTGTTAGTTTGAAGCCTCTTGATAATGCACGCATATTCAAGATGTGGATGGCAGCCGTCGGTCAGGGTGGAATGTCACTTACGGGTGGCATACCAGTTTGGCAAAACTTCTACAATACCTTAAGCAATTTGAGTGAAGGGGCATCGCCCTTGGTTGACATGACACTTCAAACTGGCATGAAAATCATGGGAAAAGGAATGGACAGGAGGTATGGTGCACCCACACCGCACTCTCGTCTATCATTCTTCTTGGCCTTTGGTATTTCACCATATGAACAAGAAGTCTTGGAACAATACTATGACGGCTATGAACTAGGCCCATCTGGCTCGCCGTTACGTTTTGTTCCCTTGCCCCTGGAGAATACGCAGCACTAGGTGCCGCGGGTGGTGCGAATCCACCATTGGGTGATGTGATAGAATGTCCCAAAACAGTTACTTCTGTGCTAACCAAAATGCCAAGAGACTGCACGGCGACCCCACCGGTTTTCACATCATGGACAGTCCCAGTCGCATTCTGGCATCCAATACCAATGCAATCCAAGAAGTCCAAACAAAAGGTTAAGCGTCAACCTCAAAACGCAAACATCAATGCTACAGTGCAGAAGGCAGTCTCTGCCGCTCTCAAGCAAATCCAACCCGCCATGAACCCGAAAGGAAATTCCTTTCTTGGGGACATCGGCCAATTTGCCGGCAATGGAATCTCCAAGATATTCGGTCTTGGAGCTTACAAGATCACACGCAACTCACTTTATAGCGCGGCTACAGGAGCACAAGTGCCTTTCATGCACAGCTCTTCTGAGTCGGTTGTATTCCGTCATCGTGAATACATTGGTGAAGTTACTTCGTCCAATGCTTTTACTACTACAACTTTTCCTGTCAATCCTGGAATGCCTTCGACATTTCCTTATTTGTCTACGATCGCCTCCTGTTTCGAAGAGTACAAATTCAGAGGCTTGATCTTTGAATTTAAGAGTACTGGTGCCGACGCAATCGTCAATGGTACCAACTCCTCTTTGGGAACAGTTGGATTGGCTGCACAGTATCGATCTGATGCTCCTGCTCTCTCCACTAAGGTTGAGTTTCTCAACCAGATGTGGGCTACAGACTGCAAGACATCGCAAGACACCATCTTGCCGATCGAATGTGCTCCAAAGGAAAACGCTATGCCCATCCAATACATTCGCAGTGGTGCTCCAAGCGGGGACATCAAGAACTATGACTTATGTCAGCTTGTTGTCGCCACAAATGGATCACCTGGCACGAATGTAGTGGGTGAATTGTGGGCTAGTTATGAGATTGAGTTATTTAAGCCTACTGTGACCCCAACGGGGGGAACTTTAGCTGCTGACCATTATACGAGATCGAGCGCAACGGGCTTTGCCCTCTTCG